AGCGGACACTACGCGGAAGGATATGAAGCGCGTACTAGAAACTAATGCAGGCAAACCGGCAGCGGAAGTACAGGCGGCTTTGCAAAAGAAGTTCACAGAGCTCACAACATCGCGCGCTAAAATGATTGCTACCACAACATGCAAAGCGCAGACAAGCGTAGTACAACAGGCAACCGTAAAGCGCGTAAACGCGCGCGAAACTGATCCGGGGCGTAAGGTCGTGCAAGTATGGTTATCACAGCGGGACGACGCTGTACGCGAAACGCATGAAGAATTGGACGGCAAATGGATAGAGCAAGGCGAAACATTCGACAAGTACGTACCCGGCGCAGGTGCAGGGCCGGGGCTAGGCGATGTTAGCGAAGCGGCTAATTGCCGTTGCACATTGCGCCCTGTACGAAAATCAAGAATAGGCAGTTTATGAAATACAAATCATTACCAGTAGAATACAAAGCAGACGGCGAAGGAACGGTCGAAGCATTCGTATCCGTTTTCGGCAATGGCGATAGCTACGGCGATCGCGTCATGTTGGGCGCTTTCAAGGAAAGCATCGAAAGCAAACTACCGAAGATGGTATGGCAGCACGATATAACACGCCCAATAGGTAAGACAATTCTAGCAGAGGAATTGCCCGCAGGCGATGCGCGTCTACCCGATAGCTTAAAGGACTACGGCGCGCTATATGTGAAGGGTGTATTTAATCTCAACACAACAGACGGCAAAGACGCGTACGAGCATATTAAGTTCGGTAGCATCGACGAATATAGCTTTGGCTATGAAGAAGTAGAAACTACGCCGCTTGCAGACGGTACGAAAGAACTTAACAAAGTAAACATTATCGAATGGTCGCCGGTTACGGTTGGAGCTAATCCTATGACCATGACATCTAACGTTAAAGCTATGACACTAGAAGAAAAGCTCGATGTAGCGGCTACGCTCATCAAGCAGTCAGAACAACACGCCGTAGCATACGCGGATATGCGTAGCAAAGCGGGGCGCGTTCTAAACAGTCGTATTCGCGGAATGATCCTATCACTTGCCGATCAATTGAAGGACGTTTCCAAGAATCTATACAAGCTCCACGAAGAAACGGAGCCAATCCAAAAGCATGACAAAACGGAAGCGAAGAAAAAGCAACTCGTTGTCATGCTGCAATCACTAAACTCAATGGAGATAATCTAATGACGTGGGAAGAAATACTCGCCGCTTTGGATGCCGTTCTCGCCGGTACGTTTGAAACGCCGGAAGCAATGGCAGCCGAAGTAGCAAAGGTACGCGAACAAATCGCGGGCCTACTCGCCGAAGCATCAACAGCAGAAGCGACAGAAGAAATGGTAGAAGCAGCAGTAGAGAGTGCAGCAAAGGCGCAAGCAAAGCTCGCTCGCATTATGACAGTTATACAACAAAAGAAGGCAGTTAATGATATGAAGACAAAGAACGCTTCAGATCTTAACGCTCTCACAACAGCGGCTCCGGTTCCTTCTGGATTCGTAGTTCCAGAGGGTGCAAAGATCACCGGACAACACTACCGCGGCAAAGCATTTAAGCAATTCGGTAGCGAAGCAGGCGCAGCCGCTTACAAGGCAGGCCGTCAGGTAGCCGCTTATTTAGGCGATGCTTCATCGGCGCAGTGGTGCAAGGAAAACGGCGTACAGCTTGTTAAGACAATGAGCACGGGTAACAACTCGCTCGGCGGTCTGACAGTTGTAGATGAACTTGATCAAGCTATCCTTTACTACCGTGAAGAGCGCGGCGTAGCTCGCGGCATCATGGACGTAGTATCTATGAACAGCGAAACACGTACAGTAAATCGCAACGTAGGCGGTACGACTGTATATGCACTCGGCGAAGGCCAGAGCTATACAGCATCGGATGTGCAGTTCAGCGGCGTACAGCTCACGGCTAAAAAGTTCGGTGCTCTTACTCAAAACACAATCGAGCTCGGCGATGACTCATACGCTACTATTGCCGAAGAGATTGCAAAGGATCACGGCTACGCACACGCTGTCCAAGAGGATAAGGTAGCTTTCTTGGGCGATGGCACATCTACATACAATGGCCTTGTAGGTATCAATGAGTCATTCAAGAAACTCGTAACAGATGCGGGCGGTACATGGACAACAGACGCTCACAAGATCTACGCCGCGGGTGTTCAGGTTGCCAGTGGCGATGCTTTGGCAGATATCACAATCGGCGATATCGTAAAGACGCAAGCCAAGGTAGCTACGTTTCCGGGCATGAATAACAAGTTCTACGTTCCGTCGCAAGTATGGTACGGAACGATTGTTCCGCTCATCACCGCAGCAAACGGCAATACAACAACGCAGCTTGTAGACGGCGTTACGCGTCAGTTCTTCAACGGCGTAGAGGTTGTATTTACAGACGAACTCTACACGCCGCTACTCACAGCAGAGAACAACGCATTCGTACTTTTCTACGGCGATGCAGCACAGGCCGGTTTGTTTGGCGATCGTCGCGGTCTGTCTATCACATCTTCGCAGGAAGTCGGCTTCCTAACCGATACGCAGTATAACAAATCAACAGCGCGCTACGGTGTAAACTGGTGGAACATCGGCAACGCATCTACAACAGCATCGGCACGTACACGCGGCGCCCTTGCAGCTCTCGTAACAAAGAACGCCTAATAGGAGTATAACAGAATGAATAATTTGCAAAACGTGAAGGTTGTAAACGTTACGCCGCCGGCGGCTATCGTCGATAACGCTTCATTCTCAACAACTACTATCGATACCTTCGGCTTTAACAAGCTCGCGGTATACTTCCAACTCGGTGCTACCGATATCGCAATGACTGCGCTTAAACTCCAAGAGTCTGACGATTCGGGAATGAGCGGAGCCGCTGATATTACAGGCGCTGTATACGGTGCTTCTGGTTACGCCGCATTGCCAACAGCAACGGACGATAACAAGATCTTCGGCTTCTTCATTGACTTGAAGGGCCGCAAGCGTTATATCGACGTTGTAGCTACTGCTGGCGATGGATCTACAGGCACATTCGGCGCTTGCACGGCGCATCTATACAACGGACTTGCAACAACTGACGATGCTACGGAACGTGGCCTCGCTGCTAATCTGATCGTCGGATAAGATGACATGACTACGGGGGCTTTGGCCCTCGTGGTGATCTCATCAAAGGTAGAGATGATAACGTTATCAAATACAGGCGCTCGCGTAGATTTGCAACTCCGCAAGGGGGCAGCATTCGCGCGTACGCTTACTTACAAAGTAAACGGCGCTACGACCAATATCAGCGGCTATACTTTTGCGGCTCAAATCCGCACGGTATCGGGAACGCTTGCAGCTACATTTACTACGGCAATCGTCAGCGCAGCAGCGGGTACGTTCTCCATAAGTTTAACAAGCGCCGAAACGTCCGGACTATCTACTACGACCGAATATAAATGGGATCTAGAAGTAACGATTAGCGGAGTTGTTACCGAGCTGTTGCGCGGCGATGTTACCGTATATGAAGAGGTAACGCAGTGAGCGTAAGCGTAGTAAATGTTAGGCAGGATACTTTAACTGTGGACGTTAAGCAATCACAGCCAACGGTTAATATCCAGAGCTACGATATTACGCTTGACATTGCGAGCGGTGGAATCGTTCCTGCCGCGATCGATACGACGCTAGTAGCATCTACTAGCATAAGCGCCTTACGATGCGTTACAACGGATTCTAGCGGCCTTGCTAAATACGCTACGCCGGATACATTGGCTAACGCCCTTGTAATTGGCGTTAGTACCAACGCGGCTAACGCCGGCGAAAACGTAACAGTAAAAACTACCGGCGAACTCTCCGACGCTTCATGGAATTGGACGAAAGGCGCTATCTACCTAGGCGCTAATGGAGTGCTCACACAGACAGCACCGAGCGGTGGCTCTATCGTCGTGCATGTAGCAAAAGCAATTACAGCAACAAAAATTTTAATCGACATCGACACAATCATCCAAACGGTGTAACATGGCAGCAAAGTATATAAAGAACAACAGCGGACAGCTCGCTGAAGTCGAAGCAACAACAACGTCAGCAGGCGCAGGCGATGCCGGTAAAATTA